CGGAGACTATTATTTGTACTTAGATATTGACGAGAAGCTTGGGATTACAAATGTGATTCCGCTGCCGGTTCGTGATGTGGAAAGAATAGAAGGCACAGACCCAACTAATCCTAATTATATTCAATACTTCTGGCAGGGTGCAGAAGGTAACGAGGGCGTTACTTTTGAAAATTGGCAAATCTCTCACTTTAGACTCTTAGGAAATGATAAGTATGTTCCATACGGAACTTCAGTACTAGAGCCAGCCAGAAGAATTTGGAGGCAGCTAGTTCTCTTGGAAGATGCTATGATGGCATACCGAGTGGTTAGATCTCCAGAAAGAAGAGTTTTCTATATTGATGTGGGCAACATACCGGCAGAAGATGTAGAACAATACATGGAACAAGTAAAGACGCAAATGAAGCGAAATCAAATTGTAGATAATGATACAGGAAGAGTTGATCTACGCTACAATGCAATGAGTGTAGATGAGGATTATTATATTCCTGTAAGAGGGTCCACCAATAATACAAGGATTGACACTTTGGCGGGCGGACAGTTTACCGGTGATATTGATGACGTTAACTATTTACGAGACAAGTTGTTTTCGGCACTTAAAGTTCCGAAGGCTTATCTAGCTCAAGCCGATGCTATTGAAGATAAGACTACTTTAGCACAAAAGGATATCCGATTTGCTCGGACGATTCAAAGAAACCAAAGGGTTATTATTGCTGAATTAGAAAAAATGTGTATCATCCACTTGTTTACGCTTGGGTATAGGGAGAATGATCTTTTATCCTTTAAGCTTGCTCTTAATAACCCATCCAAAATAGCTGAACTACAAGAACTTGAACACTTGAGAACCAAGTTTGATATCGCTGCCGCCGCTACTCAAGGATATTTTTCAAAACACTGGGTTTACCAAAATGTGTTTAAGTTATCCGCAGAAGAAGTTGAAAGAATTCAAATAGAGCAATTTGGTGATGCAAAACTCACTGCTGAATTAGAGGCAACAGGCACCGCCACTACCCAAGAGGCAACTGCCGACGCAGCGCCCCCCGCAGCGGGAGACGATCTAGGAGCACCAGAACCAGCAGGCGAGGACACGCCTCCAGAGCCAGAAGGAGAAACACCTGAAGAGGAAGGTCCTCTATTGGCAGAACCCGAACCCGCTCAAAGGAATGATTATACCCCAGTTGTTAACAAACGGTGGAAAGCCGGCGCTCGAAAAAGAAGTTATTTATCTTCTGGGGGAGATAATTTAGCATCATCGTCAACTAGAAACATATTTAAAGGGTGGAGTGGTGAAATGAGACCACTTGCCAATGGAGTTGTTGGGGAAAGTTTTGAACAAGACGAAAACAAAATTTTTCAAATTGAGCACGATATTAAAAGATTAATTGAACAGTTGGAAACTAAAGATGAAAACAAAGCACAATAAAAAAAGAAATACGGCTTTTTTATTTGAAAGCTTAGTCCGAGAACTGACTAAATCAATTGTATTTTCTAAACCCGAAAAAACAAAAAAAATAAAAAATATCATTAAAGAGCATTTTAGCAAAGGATCTGCTCTTGCTAAGGAACTTGAATGTTTTAAGGCACTGGCAGAAACATATCAATTGGATATATATACCGCTGAAAAATTAATCTTCCAAGCCAAAAAAGAACACGAGAGTTTAAGCCCCAAGGAAGTGTTCTCCGAGCAATCGCACCTCATAAAGAGTATCAACACCCAGTTGTCTACAGAGGTTTATAATAATTTCATCCCTAATTACAGATCCTATGCCACCATCGCCCAGGTCTTTAGTAAAAAGACACCCGTAAAGCAAAAAGTTTTGATGGAAAGGCAAATTTTGCAGACTATGACTACCTCGGCTAAGACCGAAAAGGAGTTAAAACCGGTAGATACTTTAGTGCTTAAGACTTTTACTTCTAGTTTTAATGAAAGATATGATAATCTTTTGCCTGAGCAGAAAAGTTTGCTTAACAAATTTATGACCCTTAACGAAAACAATAGGTCAGATTTTTCGGTCTATTTGCTGGAAGAGTTAAAAAGGTTAGAAAAATCTGTAATTGAGTCATTAGAGATGAACGATATTAAAAATGACGATCTTATGCAAGAATCAACTACAAGAGTATTAGAAAAACTAAGAGGAATTGATATTTCTTCCGTTTCTGAAAAATCACTAATGACAGTTTTGAAAGTTCAAAACTTAGTAAGAGAATACAGTAATGACGATTAAGATTAAAATCGGCAAACCTGAAGAAGAAGAAAAACCGGTACAAGCTCAAGTTAGGCTTGAGATTAAAAAGTCGGTTGATGGAAATTTATTGATCAATGATCATGAGTATATTGATATTGTGGTGGTTCCGGAGAGCAGAAAAATTATTACAATGCCTAAGCCCTTTGTCGAAAAGGATACTTATGAGTATCAAAAAGCTTTAATGTATTCTTTATTTAAAGGGGGGCTACTAGGTCCTGAAGCCGCTCAGGGCGGCGCAAGATTTGGCGTGATGGAAGCAGTCTTCCCAGTAAGCGATTCAATAAACCCTCTTCAAGCATTATTGCTTCAGGTAGAGAAGTATATTAGAGAAAGTTCGGCGCATGAATTTAAAGCCAGAGAGTACGATGAATACATAGAGGACAACTTTACAGACCCTCCAGCCGATGAGACGACCAAATGGGGCGAGATACCACCGTACCAAGATAACCCAGAGGCGCAACAAACCAACCTTAATTACACGTTTGCAGGCTATGGGTACCTCTATTAGCAGCCTCATTTATTTTATTCTTTGTAGTTATGGAATGACACAGATTTTAGTGTATTCCAGATTATTTAAGCCAATAAGACCAAAACACTATTTTTTTCACTGTCCAATGTGCGTAGGCTTTTGGGTTGGCGTTTTTCTTGTGTACTTAAACCCATTTACAGAACTATTTACCTTTGATGTTTCAGTGGTAAATGGCTTCTTGTTAGGATGCCTATCATCCGGAACGTCGTATGCGTTATGTATGCTCATATCAGACGGAGGATTTCAATATGAATACCGAACTAATGGGGGTGTGGACTCAAAAGTGGATGCTAAGACCCGTAACCAATTGTTGCAGGGGTAGCTGTATCATGCGGGTAGCGCCCGCATTCTAAGGAGATAAAGATGAACAAGAAATATGTACTTCAAGAGTTTATGAATTTGGACTATAGTGACGATCTTCTCACAGAGGAAGAGCGTGATGGTAATCGCAACGGCACTCACCTAATCGTGGCAGGTAAAATTCAAGCCGCAGGCAAAAAGAATGGTAACGGTCGCATTTACCCCAAGCCTATTCTTGAGCGGGAGATGAAAAACTACGAAAAACTTGTTCGTGAAGGACGAGCAATCGGAGAACTTGATCACCCGGACAGTTCGGTAGTCGAACTTAAAAACGCTAGTCACCTCGTAACCGAAGTTTGGTGGAAAGGTGACGACGTGATGGGGAAAATGAAAATCCTAGACACCCCGGCAGGGAAAATAGCCAAGCAACTCGTAGAAGGCGGAGTCCAGTTAGGTATTTCCAGTCGAGGATTGGGTTCGACACGCCAAGAGAAAGGTATCACAATGGTGGAAGATGACTTTCAGCTTCTTTGTTTTGATTTAGTGTCGGAGCCAAGCACCACGGGAGCCTATTTGGTTGCAGAGGGGCAAGAAGTAAAAACGAATTTTACAAAAGCTGATAGAATTAACCGTGCCCTAAATGATATCTTGGGAGATGGTTAATGGCTGGAGCAGGATACGGAATATCTGATGGCTCAGGCGGCTTCGTCACTAAGCTTGAGAGTGACGGCGACGCAAAGATCGGAGATTCTTCGGGTGATGTAATTCAAATTACGGGAAGCCTGAATATTGAGGGGAACATCTATGCCGCCGAGTTTATCTATCATAAGGGAGACGACGATACGTTCCTTAAGTTTGTCGATGATATAGTAATCCTCAAGGCAGGTGATAAGTCAATGTTCAGGGGAGATCCAGCGGCGGGCAAGATTTATATAAACAATGGCGCACATGATCTTGATTTGGTTGTGAGGTCCGATGCTGGCAACAACCTATTGTATACGGATGCGGGAAATGATAGGGTGGG